CTAGGGAAATACAAACTTTTTACGTTAATAGCTTACAAAAGGTATGTGGATATGAAAAACCTACTAAAAACCAATGGGGTAAAATGTATTCGGCAGCAAAACAACTACACGAAGCCGGGTATGAACCAACAGATATTCCAGTAATTGCAGAAAACCTAGTTAAAACCTATGGCGTGGGTGCATTGACACCACAGGGCATAGTAAATAACGTGCATTTGTTAAAAGGTGCAAGAACTGCAACAAACAAAGATGTAAATAAAGCTATGGATCAGAAAGCATTAGAAGATTGGGCAAATGATAACTAAGTGCATATTACTTTACGCTTTACTTGTTAATAGTTTTGGTTATGGTGTTGCAGATCAATATTATGAAATGTCTGATTGTAATGACTATATTCCAGAAAGTTGTTTGCAATATGCACCATTACTTGTAGAACATTTTGATGAAAAAAACATAGAAACAGCTGTAAAAGTAATGTGGTGTGAAAGTCGCAATAAAGCAGACGCATACCGTTGGCAAAATCAAGATAGTGGCTTATTCCAGACAATACCAAGAACTTACGGTTGGGTAAAAGAAGAATACGACATACCTTACTGGGATTACCCGGTTGAAAATACCTATGCACAGTTTATTCCACGTTATAATATTCAAGTAGCTGCATTACTTGTACAAGATATGCACACAAGAGATAATTACTGGAAACCGTGGGACGCAAGTCGCTGGTGTTGGGAAGATACGGACAAATGGATAGAAAAATGGCAAAATGAAAATACTTAATTTATACGCAGGTATTGGTGGTAATCGTAAACTATGGGGTGATGAACACGAAGTAGTCGCTGTTGAAAATAACGAAGAAATAGCAGAAGCATATAAAACTTTTTATCCTATGGATCAAGTCATTGTAGATGACGCACACCAATTTTTATTAGATAATTTTAAAAAATTTGATTTTATTTGGTCAAGTCCACCGTGCCAAACACATAGTAAGACAAACTTTTTTCTACACGGACAAGGCATAATACGTTATCCAGATATGCAATTGTATCAAGAAATAATATTTTTACGTCAATGGGGTAAAAATATAAAATGGGTTGTTGAAAACGTAGTAGGTTACTACAAACCATTAATAGAAGCTAAACAAGTAGGCAGGCATTTATTTTGGTCTAATTTTAAAATAACTGATAAAGATATAGATTATGTACAAATAGGCACTATGAATAGATTAGCTTCTAAAGACGCACAACGTAAAGCAATAATTAGAGAAGCACAAATACCAGAATTATTAGATTTACACGATTTAAAAGATTTTAAGATAAAAAATAAAAGGCAAATATTACGTAATTGTGTTTATCCAGATGTAGGTAAACACGTATTGGAGTGTGCTTTAAATGAATGAAGTAATGTCGCAACTATAAAGTAAAATAATAACAAAAGGAGTGAAATGAAAAATAAAATACAAGAAACTACATTAGTAACTATTGAAAAAGATTGGTCTTATAAAAAAAAGAAATTTTTTGAATTAGAAAATCTTTTACGACAAAGTGAAGCAGTTGAAGATTGTTTAATTACTGCACTACAACAAAATAGAAAAGTAATGCAATCATTAAATGCACAACGCTTAGAATTTATACCAACATCTTTAGAACCAACTGATCTAATACAAGAACGATTAATAACATTATCTGGTATTAAAAAAGAACAACATTGGGTATAAATGGACTACAACAAAAAGTTTGATATACAACTTAAACAAGGCCAAAAGCTAGAAAAACAATTAGAACAGTTTTTTGAGGGTAAAAACATAGAAGTTAAATCAGAACGGCATATATGGGAACAAACAAGCAATCTATTTATAGAATATGAATATAAAGGACAACCAAGTGGTATTGCTGCAACGGAAGCTGATTTTTGGGCATTGTGTTTAATACGTGATGAACAACTATTGCAAATGTATATATTGCCAACAGTTACCTTAAAAAACATTACAAGGCGTTATTTAGATACAGACAGAAATGTTGTCGGTGGTGATTTAAAACAATCAAAAGGTGTTTTAGTGCCAATAGATGATATTGCACACGGCTATAAATTCTAATAATGACAAAAATAATGGGATAAATACACGACTACTATAATTCATACAATAGAATTAGGAGTATGTGCGATATGAACGCAGGTTATGATGACGTAAAAGAACTTGTAACAAATGTTATGGGTTTAAACGATTGGCTACAAGATAAAGAGCCAGTAGAACCAGACGCTAAAAATGGCCAGTGTGGTGGTATGAACTTTACAATAAATTGGCTAGATCATACTAAATCAAGATACTGCATACGTTTAAATGATGATGACACCTACGATATGCAAATATTTCAGTATCAAAACTACAAACAACTTGGATTAGCAATAGAACGTTCCTTACCACGTGAAAGTATATTAATGTTGTTAAGTACAACGTATCAAGAAATAACTGCACAATCTAATCAAGTGCTAGATAGTCTAAAGTTTGAAGTAAGTAAAGAAACACAGGAAATACTTAAAAAAGAAATCTAATCAACTACCATTGTTGTATGACGTGGCAAAACAGGGCGTTATGTAATGAAATGCCGACAAACTTATTCTTTCCCGGTACTGATGAACGTACTGATAAACAATATTGGGAAACACATAGTATATGCCGTGATTGTCCAGTAAACATAAATTGCTTAGAATACGCATTAGAACAAGACTTAGAATATGGTTTATATTGCTTACCAGAACGTGTAAGACGTAGATTTAAAAGCAAACCACCTACTGATTTAGAAAAAACAATGGAAGAAACATTTACAACAATAGATATTATTGAAGCTGAATTTGATTACTACGGTAAGTTAAAAAAGAAACGTTGTTTACGGTGCAATAGAAAAACACGTGGCTTTCACAAAGATAACGAAAATTGGGGTGGTAGAAGTCATATATGCGTTAGTTGTCATATAGAAATACAAAACAATAAGCAAGTAGATAAATTATTAGATCGTGAGAAACCAAGCAAGTCAAGACCAGAGTTTGATAGCTATGGACAGCTAGTAAGTAAATGTTGCACTAAATGTAGCGAAAGAAAGATAGCTGATGAATTTAGTAAACGACCACAAGGCATTGGTGGTAAAACAAGTTGGTGTAAAGCGTGTACAAGAAAAAATTTAGAGTTATGGCAACAAAAACAAAATAAAGTTAAAATAAAAACAACAAAGGAGTGAAATGGATCAAAAACAAAATGGCACTTGGTACGAAAACCCCGGTGGCATAGTTCAATCAAATGAGTGGTACACACCACCAGAATTATTTAAAAGTTTAAATACAACTTTTGATTTAGATGTTGCAGCACCTAAAGGTGGCGTACCGTGGATACCAGCAGAAAATCATTACCACGAGGAAATAGACGGTTTAAAACAAGATTGGTATGGATTTGTGTGGTGTAATCCACCTTATGGTAAAGATACTGGTTTATGGCTAGAAAAATTAATACAACACGGTAACGGTATTGCGTTAGTATTTGCAAGAACAGATACACGTTGGTTTCACGATTACGCAACAAAAGCAGACATTTTATGTTTTGTAAAAGGCAGATTAGCATTTTATAAAGGTAACGTACAAGCAAAACAAGGTAGTACAGGAAGTTTATTAATTGGTTGTGGCAATAAAGCAATAGAAGTTATTAATCAAGCACAACTAGGATTAAATGTAGAATTATGAAAGTATTAGAACTTTTTGCAGGTAGTTGTAGCTTTAGTAACGTTGCTAAAGAATATGGATATGAAACGTTTACTACTGATATAAAACAATTTGGTCAAATAGATTATGTTGTAGATATATTAGATTTTGATATTAACAGAATACCATTTTGGCCAGATATAATTTGGGCAAGTCCACCTTGTACATACTTTAGTGTTGCAAGTATAGGAAAGCATTGGAACGCAGACCATACACCAAAAAGTAAAGAAGCTACTACAGGTATGGCAATAGTAAATAAAACAAAAGAGATAATTAACACGTTACAACCTAAATATTTTGTTATTGAAAATCCACGTGGTAAGTTGCGTAAATTAGACTTACTAGATAACTTTAACAGGGTTACAGTAACCTATTGCCAATATGGTGATAATCGTATGAAACCAACAGACTTGTGGCATAACCTAGATTGGACACCTAAACCAATGTGTAAGAACGGTATGCCGTGCCACGTTGCAGCACCAAGAGGATCACAAACGGGAACACAAGGTTTAAAGGGTAATTATGAACGTAGTAAAGTACCTTATGAACTATGCAAAGAAATACTAGAAACAATTACCAAAGACCGTGTTTAAAGTGTCGTAGGTTATTTACACCAGATAATAACAGTAGAAGTTATTGTGCAGAACATATACCAGTAATAAAACCTAAAAAGAATTATAACAAAGGTAAACGACCGTATGATGACGCAGAATATAGACGCAATCGTAAGTTAATTAGACAACAACAAAAGTACTGCGTATGGTGTGGAACAGCTGGAACAAGTCAAAACAAACTACAAGTAGATCATATAGTACCAATAAGCCGTGGTGGTTCACATCACATAAGTAATTTGCGTATATTGTGTCAAAATTGTCATAAAAAGCGTCAAGGTGTCGCACATAGGTAAATATGCCGTAATTAGCTATAAATCGCTAAAAACACCTATAAATAGGCATTTAAGGGGTATATGGGGGAATAGTTTTTTTGTGGCTAAAGGGGCTACCACCCCAACGTAGTTAGCTCACTTTTTTTTTACCCAAATTTATGCTTTTTTTTGTTTTTTTATAGTTTTTAAAAAACGTTGTTATGTGTGGTTATGTAGTATTATGTTATTACGTAGTGGTTCTAAGTAAGATTGCTAATACAAAGGATTTTTATGACCGACAAACACCAAATTGCAGATGATCTTACAACATTGGCATACCCAATAGAAAAATTAAAACACCTAGACGGCAATCCACGTAAAGGTAACGTTGAAGCTGTAAAAAAAAGCTATAAAAAGTTTGGTCAACGTAAACCAATAGTTGCAACTAAAGACGGTGAAGTTATTTCTGGTAATCATCAACTTGCTGCTGCTAAAGAACTAGGTTGGAATAAAATAGCAGTAGTTTTTACTGATGATGATGAACTAACAGCTAAAGCATTTGCATTAGCAGATAATCGTACAGCTGATCTAGGAACGTATGATGATGATTTATTAGCAGATATGCTTGGTGCTGTTTCAAGTGATTTAGAAATGTTAGAAGCAACATCATTTGATGAAAAAGATTTAATGGCTTTAATTAAAAAACAAGAAGTCATAGAAGATGACGCACCAGATATTAGACAAACAGAAATAAAACTTGGTCAAAAATATAAATTAGGTAATCATACGCTTGTATGTGGGGACGCTACAAATAAAGAACATTTAGATTTTTTAATAAATAACAATTCCATTGACTTACTTTTAATTGATCCACCATACGGTATAGACGCAAACAACCAAACATTAGGTAATGGAAAAAAACAATTTTATCGTGGTAACGATTGGGATAAAAATAAAGTAGATATTTTACCATTATTAGATTATGCAAAATACTCGTGTGTTTGGGGTGGTAATTATTACGCTGATATATTAAAACCTACTAACGATTGGTTGTGTTGGTTTAAAAAAATTAAAAATGTTTCATTTAGTGAATTTGAATTAGCTTGGACTAATTTTGGTAAACAAGCAAGAATATTTGAACATCATTGGTCTGGTGAACAAAAACTACACCCAACAGCAAAACCAGTAAAAGTTATGACTTGGGTTTTAAATATTATTGACAATGAAAATGTATTAGATGTTTTTGGTGGTAGTGGTTCAACATTAATAGCTTGTGAACAGCTTGAACGTAATTGTTTTATTATGGAACTTGATCCAAAGTATTGCCAAGTAATAATAGATCGGTGGGAAAAGTTTACAGGTCAAAAAGCCGAGTTAATTGAAAGTCTATAATGGGTAAAAGGGGACGCATACCTAAACAAAAAGATAAATTAACAGGGCATAGGGATAATTCATTGAGTGTAATACAAGGTGGTAAAGGATTTGAAACACCAAAAGCTAATTCACGTTGGCTAACTAAAACACGTAATTACTGGAAACAATATTGGGATAGCGAACTTGCAAGTACAGCACAACAAGTGGACTTCCCGGCTTTTTATCGTTTGTTTCAATATTATGATGAAGTTGAACGTGCTAATCGTACAATACAAAATTTAGGTAATAAAGGTTTATTAAGTGTCGGATCTACTGGACAACCAACAATCAATCCGTTAATCAGCTTAACCTTAAAATTAGAAGAAAAAATATTAAAACTAGAACAAGAACTAGGGCTTACACCATTAGCAAGACAAAGACTTGGTATTGCATTTGGTGAAGCACAAATGGGTTTTAAACAATTACAACAACTTTTACAAGATGATGAAGAAAAAGAATTAATTGATCCACGTATATTAATGTTAGAAGAAGAATAATGGTTGATAATAAACAAAAAGAATATTTAACTAGGTGCGAAAAATGTAATGATTATTTTTATGATGGTCAAAATATAAAGAAATGTAATATGTGCAAATGATTACTTTACCAGAAACAAAAGGTGCAAGAGTTGTAAAGTTTATTGAGAAGTTTTGCGTACACGGTGAGGGTGATTTTTTCGGTGAACCATTTAAACTTGATGATTGGCAAAAAGCAATCATATACGATATGTATGAAATCAAAGATAATGGCGAAAGAAAATACAGGGAAGCGTTAATAGGACTACCAAAAGGAAATGGTAAAACAGCTTTAGCAGCTGCAATAGGACTATATGAACTTCTAGGATCTGGTGTAACCAGTCCATTAGTAGCCGTTGCAGCTGCAAGTTACGAACAAGCAAACCTAGTGTTTGGAACTATGAAAACTATGTGCGAAGAAAGTATATTTTTACGTGATATGGTTGAAACGTTTGAAAACGAAATACAGGTAAAGAACGCACCGGGTAGAGCATTTAGAGTAGCAGCAAAAGCAGGAACAGCAGACGGTGGTAGAAACAGTTGCTTTATAGCTGATGAGATACACGAGTGGAATAACATTAACTTAGAACGTGTACATTATGTTTTATCAAACAATACAGCTAAACGTAAAGACGGATTAGTGCTAAACATCACAACAGCTGGACACGATTTAGATAGTATGGCAGGTCGTATGTATCAACGTGGATTATTAAAAGAAGCAGGAAAGCAAGATGATCCAGAGTTTTATTTTAAATGGATTGGTGCAAAAGAAGATGATAACCCAACAGACGAAAGCATTTGGGAAAAAGTAAACCCGGCAATTCCAAATGATTGGTGGCCAATAGAAAATTTAAGGCGTAGGCATAAGTCATTACCAATAAATGAGTTTCAACGATACCACCTTAATCAATGGACTAGAACAGAAGAAGAAAGCTGGATAGAAATTGAAAAATGGTTAGCTTGTCAAGATGAACAATTAGAACTAGAACCGGGAGTAGATACATTTGTTGGTGTAGATATGGCACTACGGCACGACAGCGTTGCAATAGTGTATGGTCAAAAAGATGATAACGAGATAATTAATATGAAATCTAAAATATGGCTACCAAATGATGAAAACTTTATGGATTACCAAGAAATAGAAACATTTATTATTTCATTGATGAAAGATTACAAAGTTAAAGAAGTAGCGTATGACCCAGCATTTTTTGAACGTTCAGCACAAGTATTGTTAGATCGTGGAGTACCAATGGTAAACTTTCCACAAACACACTCACGTATGATACCAGCTTGTGGCAACGCTTATGATTTAATTGCAAACACAAAAGTAAGACACGATGGCGACCCAACGTTTACAGATCAAGTAATGTCAGCAGCACAACGTACTACTGATATGGGTTGGCGATTATCAAAGGGTAGAAGTAAAAGAAAGATTGACGCTGCAATAGCTATGGTTATTATGCTTGATAGAATAACTGCACCAGATCCACTAAGTGATGAACCAGAAGTTGCTATTATAAACTTATGAAAAACTATATAACAACACTAACTGAAGTATTAGGTGCAGGACTTATAATTTATGGAGTATATACAATAAACGTATCATTAGCGTTAATAGTCGCTGGTGCGTTTTTAATTATAGGAAGTTATTTAGCAGTTAGATGAGTTTATTCAAAAGAGTAGAAAACAGGGACGCAGCTTTAGGAAACCTTGTTGATTTATTAGCTTTACGTGAGGGTGGTTTATATAACTACACCGGGGAAAAAATTAATGAAATGTCTGCACTTGGCATATCAACTGTATTTAGTGCAATATCATTAATTGCTGATAGTATTGCGTTACTTCCAGTCAAAACACTTCGTTATGACGGTCAAAAGACAATATTTACTGATAAACCAAAATTTTTAGAAAAACCAAATATAAGTCTTGATCTATCAATGTTTTCATTGTTACATCAAATAATTACATCATTAGCTATGCACGGTAATAGTTTCGTGTTAGTAGATAAAGACAGACAAGGCAGACCAATACAGCTTACACCAATACACCCAGAAAAAGTGAAAGTTGAAATGTCAGACGGACAAAAAGTTTATATGCTACAAACTAAAAAAGGTTCTTACGATAGAAAAATAACAAGCGACAATATGTTACATTTTGTGTGGTATTGCTATCCCGGTCAGTTAATAGGTGTAAGTCCACTTCGCACCAATTCAAATACCTATGGACTTGCATTGGCTATGGAAAGACATATCGCACAGTTTTATGGACAGGGTGGTACACCAAGTTCTGTACTAGAAACCGACAGGGACTTAACAGCTGAACAAGCAAATATCTTAAAAGAAACTTGGTTAGGTAATCATAATAGAAATAGAAAACCAGCAGTTCTTACTGGTGGATTAAAATGGAAAGCTATATCAGACGCAGCAGGAAACGAACTTATAGCTGCAAGAGATCAGATTGT